ACGCTGCCGGCAGTGCCCCACCAATCGTTAGACCGAGTGCAGAACCTGCCGCAGTGGTCGAATCCACTTGGTTGACGCTGGCGTCGTATGTACCAGCAAAAATCAGCTCACCACTGGTGATCGTCACAGGCAGCCATGCACTGCCGGACCAGATGTAAAGGTCGCCGTTGAGTTCGTCCCAGAAATACTGCCCTTTGAACTCAGCAGCGGGGAACGTGACAATGCCTGCAGTAGAGCCAGCGCCGCCAAACTTTACGGTTGATTCGTTGGCAAGCTTTGGACCTGTAACCGCGCCAGATGCAAGTCGTGTTGCGGAAAACGTACCAGACGTGATCTTGTCTGCCGACAGTTCGGGAATATCTGCAGCGACCAGCGTGTCACCTACGGTTACGTGCCCTTGGGCGTCAACAGTAACTTTGGTGTAAGTGCCAGTGTCGGTGGAGTTTGTGTGGCCGATTGCGCCATCAACGGAAACAGAAAGACCATTGGTTGGGTAGACGCCGCCAATCGTTCCAGAAGTTGCGGGCGGTAAATCTGCAGCTGTAATGTCACGCCCGCCGGTAACCAAGCCTCGGGCGTTGTATTGAACGAGGTAGTAATCGCTTGTGTTTGCAGCGACTGTGTTGTCGATCCGGAGCGTATCGCCGGTTAGTGCCAGACCGTTACCGTTGATTTGCACAGCACCTTTGGCACCGCTGGTAGCGGTAGGAAGGTCTGCAGCTGCGATGGTTCGGTAGCTAACTGCGCCAGCGCCGCCGCTGGGACCAGCGAGAAATTGTCCGGCAGCGCCTGTGTTATCAAGCGTGGTGGTGATCGTTACTTGATCGCCGGATGTTGTGACCGCGATATTGACAATGCCGCTGGTGTCGCCAACGACGGTGTTGATGGAGCCAGCTGCCTTGATGCTGACCCAGCTAGAGCCGTTCCAGCAGTAGATCTTGCTGTCGTCTGTATCCAGTGCGATCTGACCGACAAAAGCACCGCTGCCAGGCAGAGTGGTAACTAAATCAACCGTTGATTCGTCGGCGAGCTTGGCTGCAGTTACGCCGTCGTTTGCAAGCTGGGTTGCGCCTACAGCGCCATTAACCAGAGCTGAACCAGCAATTTGCTGACTGCCAAACAGGATCTTGGCGCCAGGAATGGTGGCGTCAGCAATCAGGGTGGTGGCGTTACCGACCAGATCGGTGACGGTGATTTTCTTGGTTTCGCTGGCGCTGTTATCGACGATTGCGAGCAGGTCGCCTGCTGCTAGGTCGCCACCGGCAAGTGCGGCAAGTTCGCTGATGCGTAGGTCGGCCATGCCCCAGTGCTCGCGTGGCGGTTACAGTTACACCGAGTCTAAGTCTTACTGCGGTTCTTCCAACATCAGGTAAGACATGGAGTCCTGTTCCAGCTCCAGCTTGCCGGTGTCTTCCTGTAGCAGGAAACGCTTCGATTGTGTTTCAGCGCGGAGTTTGATCGGACCAGTAGCCACAAAATCAATGGCTGCTGTAATAACGCTATCTGGTGTGAAATTGACTGCGGCGTTGGTAACCAATGCGTCGAACTCCCACCACAGAGAGTCATTAATTTGTGTGGCGCCAAACGAGCCCGCCTGTGCTGTTGTGTCTGCCGCTTTGATGTAAAACTTACCGTGAAAAATTGAGCCAACTTCCGTACGCAACACCAGTTGCATCAGGTAGTTGACTGATTCTTCGCCTGTATTTGTAACGTAGTCCCAGTGAGCGGTTAGTCTGCCGCTGCCTGTAATCAAGCTGCTGTATTGCTGGCGGTATTCATCACCCAACACGGATACATCGACGACTTCTCTGTTTGTGTTGAGTTCGTACTCAGTGACGTCTCCAAGGATGCGCGTGTCACGATCCCGTACCACGACACGAACTGGGATATCACGTGCGATTGCGGCAAGAGGAACTAAGCCTGCCGTGCTGCCTTCCAAGCTGTCGGCAAATGTGCTGTAAAGCCTGATTCCGCCGAGTTCGTCAATAAAGGCGTACCAGTTGCCGCTTGGGTAAACGGTGTTGTCTGGCCAGCCGGATGCAGCAACAAAATCTAAATTTGTGCCGTCTGTAGTGCTGATCTCCAGCAGATCGCCGGTCAACAGTGTGCCTTCTTCAAAGTCAAAGCTGAAGCGGTCACGATTGATGTTTACATCGCTCGGGTTGACGACAGATTCCTTGGCGCCTTCCGCTGATTTGCGCGTCAGCTCAATCGTTCCAATTTGTCCAAGGTAAATGCCCATTAGATCGTTACCGCCGTCAACGCACCAGTGCCTTGGAAGCTGATATCTGCGCGGCTAACTTCGCCCACGTTTGCGCCAAAGCTGACGCTAGTGATGTACACGTTGAGTTGTACATCGTGGTTGGTGTTGCCCTCAACAAGGCGGAGTGTTAGCGCAACCGTGTCGGATTCAGTTACACCAGCAACTCTGAGCACTTTCTTGAGCGCTGTCGCGGCATCGTTTCTGCCGTTGCCGTCGTTGTAATACAGCAGACTGGCGCTGCCGTTGAATTCCTGCACGCCAGGGGTGTAACTGCGCTGGGACTCGCCGAGCGTGGTGGTCTCTAGCATTTCAAGGCTGCCAGTCAACGTCCAGCTGCTGACCTTGATCTGCTCAGTGCCGTCGATCAGCAGGCGACCGTCTTTGCCGGTGTAAACCTTAGCCATCAGAGGACACCCACCAGCTTCACTGTAACGCTACTGATTCCAGGGCGCACCGAAGTGATTTGCGGTGGTCCGTCGTAACGCCATTGATTACCAGTTGCTGCGTCAATAGCAGCTGTGTTGCCGCTCCAGCCTGAACGAAATTCGGAGGGCAGCGTGAACGTGGTGAAGCCGCCTTTTGTTTCGTCGTAATGGGCGATGAAGTCGTCGGCGTCTGCGTCAGCGATATTGTCGTAGCCCAGCTCCAGCGTCATGCCGGTGCGCTTATCACCGTACAGAATCCGAATCTCTGCGCCGTTTTGCGCTTTGTACGTTTTGTACTGATAATCGCCAGCGGAAAAGCTACGGCTAGCTGGTGCGAGGGCTGGGTAAGCCATTACTCAAGTCCGTCAGAGAGCACGTCGAATTGCCCTGAAAGCGGCGTCACGTCTTGAGCAATGATACTCCGGCCTTGACTGTCAACCGGGAACTCAGTGGCTTTGATACCAACAATCCCGTCTTGGTCAATATCAAGCGCTTCAATCTGATAAACGTTTTCGTAATTTGAACTGGTTGCACTTTTAACTGAGAAGATTGTTCCAAGCAACGATGTGGCTTTACCGTCTACGCCGATAACAAGATCGCCTTCAGCGATGGTTGAGCTCACCTGATCCCAGTAGAAGACTGGGTATGAGCCAGCACTCAGTGGTTCGGTGCTAACAACCGTGCCATCGGTTTTGACGATGCCGTTGCTGACCGGGTTGTACGGGCTGCTGGCAGTAGCAACTTTGATCCAGTCGCCCGGCTGCAGCGCGTTGCCGTCAGGCATTGTTTTAAAGCTGACGGAGTGGGTTACATGCTTGCGCAGCGAGAGGAAATACTTTGCGATCTTGATTGCGTGACTTGTTGAAGTCACATGGGACATATCAAATTCTTCAAACGGTTTATTGTTGTCGCCCTTGTAGCAGACGGTTACTGTGCGCTCTTCGGGAAACTGGTTTTCACGTTCCTTGCGGTACAGCACCGTAGCTTGGAACATTTTGCGTTCTTCTAGCGGCAGATATTCCAGGGCAAAGCTGTCTTCAATGATGTTGCCGTCAGTAAAGATTGCCCTGATGGGAACTTTGATGGTGCCATCAATAACGTTGTTGCTGTTAATAGGTAGCGCCGGTTCGATTGAGAACACGCCATTTTTGGTTGCCAAATTGCACAGCATGGATGGAGCCTTGCTGACTAGATAAGAGCGAACGTTGGTGCCTTCCGCGATTACGTCGTCGAAGAACAGACCGTTGGCGCGCAGGTACGCTCCAGTGGCTGCCAGTTGCGTGCGATCAATCAGCTCCTGCGAGATGATGCCGCCGACGCCAATGTCGCTATTCGTCAGCAGGTAGTACGCAAGATCTGTGAACAAGTTGCTGGGTCCGGTGCCGCCATCTGTAAGGCGCTCCACGTTGACGCCGGTCTTCATGTACAAATAAAGCTGCTCAACGCTATTGATGTTGAAGCCGGACTTTAGTTTCAGCCCTGCCATGGCAAGGTTTTCGTACTGAGGGATGATGTTTTCTTCCAGTGATTCGTTGACGTACACGATTTCGTGTTCGGGTCCTTCATCGCACGAGCGGGTAATCAGGTCTCCGTAGTGGGATATTTCTGCGATTCCAGGGAATTCTTCAAACTTGCGACCGATTGTCGTTGGCACCAAGATTTGAGTTTGATTCAGGCTATCTACGCGGAAGATGGCTTCCCACTCGACACCGGCTGCGTCGTAGAAGCGGCGCTTACGGAATACGTCGTTAGCGGTCCAGTTGCCAAAGCCAGAAACAACAGCGACGCTTTCAACACGCCACCATAGGTTGCGCCCATCTGTTGCTGTTGCGCGGGCTTGCCGGTAAGAACGCAGCGTGACTCTGAGCGTTATCTCTCGATCACCACTAATGCCTTGTCCGGCGTCGGTATAAACAATGTCAAAGGTATATACGGCCCCTTCGCCTAAGCCGTCGTAGAAGGGATCCAGTCCTGATTTAACAGACCAGACGTTGCTCTCTTTGAAGTTGTCGGCATACGTGTTGGTGCCGTACTGCACAAGTCCTTGGTAACTAACGCTGCCGGGGGCTGCGCCAGTGGACAAGGAAACAACGTCCGTTTCGCCATATTCACTGGGCCTGTCGATCATTTCACTCAGCTGCCAAGTGCTGCTGCTGATAATTGCTCGATATTTGGAACCGATTGTAAAAGTGCCGTAGTCAGTGCTTACGGTTGTTTCGCCGTAAGACGAAGAGCTGTCTAGCTGCCAAACTTCTTCGTTTGGATCGGCGGTATATACCAGTTCGCCGGAAGTGGCGGGGCGAATCCTGAATTCGTAGCGTTCGCGTTTGGCGTGGAAGATGCGAATGAAGTTGTACTGATCAACGGGTGAACTGCCTTTAACGCAAAACTTTTTGAGGAAGATCCAATCCGCAGAGCCATCGGGGTTTTGATGTGCCGGACGAACGTACAGCAGGAAGAAAGACGTTCTTGCGCCGTATGTATTGCGGTACGACGTTGTGATTTGAGTTTTGTTGTCGTTGTACTCAATCAGTTCTTCTGGTGTCGGAATCGCGTTGAAGTTGCAGATATTGTTGAAGCGCAGCCAAACATTCGACTTCAAGCCGATTTCGGTTACGTCACAGGCTTTGTTGTTGACGATTTCGGCTAGTTCGACTTGGCATATCGGGAAAAACGCTTCCGAAATATCTGGACCAACTAAGAAGGTTTCTTTTTCGACTTTGTTGATGCCGACGACGCCAATCTTGTTCTGGTTCTGGCTCCAGGTTTCGATGCACTCCAGGTAAACATCAATGTGTTCTGTGATGCCTGGCTCAAAAATGTCTCCACTGCGTGATGTGACGCTGAACATGCAGCGACCAATCATGAAGTATGTGCCAACTTTGAACTGCGAGTCAAAGCGGACGTTTTCGTTGTCCGTAGTGCTGCGTACATCCTCAGTGTTGATGTCTTGGTCGCCGGTTATGTCGTCGCGGGACCACTTTGGTGTGGTCTGCTGTCTGCCGTAACCAACAACAATCTTGATGGTGTCGCCTTCTTCTACCGTGCGAATAGCAACGCCTTGGAAAGCGGGATCGGCAACGGGTACTTGGAAGCCTTCGTGCTCAACGACACCGACATGGCGACCGTAATTACGCCCCACGCCCGGCATACCGCTGTTGTACGGATCCACTAGGTCTTCACCACCCAGCACAGAATCCATGTCGGCCTGCGCAACAATTCGGTACTGCCTTGCTGCTTCTTTTTGCGCGTCTGCAAAGTCTTTACCGTCAAGGTTGGGGACACTGATAACTTCCCAATTCAGGCGGTAAGGCGTTCCATTCGGGATGGCTGAATAAACGCCAAAAACTGTCTGTGATGATGGTGTGTAGCTGTGGCAAAAACCGGGGCGACCGCCGCCTAGGCGGGTTGGGCAGAAGAACGCTTCTTCGTCGTATCCAACTGGTGCGGGCTGTGCCAAAGCGCCGTAGCGCAGATTTCGACCGGTAAGGCGGCTGCTGCTGTTATCGTCAAAACCTCCTGTGTAATAGAACTGATAGCTCTCATCTTGCATCGCATCCAGCGTGTTGTTGCCGAGAAACATTCCGGTCACATCGC